ATTATGCATCAAATACAAAAGTTTCTGTAGCAGGAACTACTGGAGCATATACATTAGCAAGAGCAAGTTTAAGTAGTAATACAACATATTATATAACAGCGTATGCTGTAAATGCATTAGGCGAAAGACAAGGATCTACAGTATCTCAAGCAACTTCTGTTTCATTAACATCATTTACTGCTAACTTTGATGAAGCTGGAGCTCCTTTTAGCTCTGTTTCTAATGCTTGTAACGCAGAAGAACCAACTCTCCAAACACTTTATCATAATGGTTCTGGAACATTTCCTACAACTGGAGATGACGTTTATACAAATTCAGGAGGAACTACTGCAGTAGGCAATGGATATATTAAATGGGGATCGGGAAGATCAACTCAAGTTGGCGAAGTAGAAAATGGTGAAATTGTTTCACTTAGTATTTGCGGATGATGAAATCTCCTCATATAGAATACTTAAATAATAAAGTTTATTTTATGAAAGATAATAGGCTATTAGATTCTAAAGCTAGACCTATTATGATGGGTTGGGAAGATCCTATTATGAAAGATGCTGCATCGTTAATATGTCATAATAAAGGAAGAATACTTAATGTAGGATTTGGATTGGGACTTATAGACACCTACATTCAGTCCCATCAAGTACAAGAACATTGGATTATAGAAGCACATTCAGATGTACAAAATAAAATGAAAAAAGATGGGTGGAATAAAAAACTTAATGTCACATGTTTATTTGATAAATGGCAAAATATATTAGATATCTTACCTAAATTTGATGGTATCTATTTTGATACTTGGAAAGAGTCGTTAGATTCATTTCATGAAATAGTACCTAATATATTAAAGTCTGGCGGTAAATATACATATTGGTCACCTAACGATCTAGAAGTTCATTCTGTATTTAAAACTAATGAATATATAATAGAAGATGGCACTACAAAACTAGATTATATATCATCAAATCAAAAATACTATGATACTTCTAAATATTTATTTAACTATAAAATAATAACTAGAAAGTAAAATTAATTAATGAAATATTATCAAGGAATATTTATATAAAATGAATAATGTAACAGTATTATTTCCCGGTGGCTTTAAGCCTATTACAGGAGCTCATATGGCTCTTGCGCAACGATACGCACAAAATCCTAGCGTTAACAAAGTTATTATGTTGATAGGTCCAAAAGAAAGAGATGGCATAACAAGAGATAAAAGTATTAAAATGTTTAATTTGTTAAATAGAAATAACAATATTGAAATACAACCAACAAATTTTAATTCTCCTATAATGGCAGCATATGAATATCTATTTGAATTACCAGAAGATACTAAAGGACAATATGCATTAGCTGCATCTGAAAAAGACGATGATTATGTTCGTGTAAAATCATTTTTACCAAATATAGACAAATATAAAACTATAGGAGATCGTAACGGAAGAAAAATACCAGCTGGCGTAGATGCTATAGAATTAACTGTTTCTGTAGATCCATTAAAATATGAAGACGGTAAACCAATATCTGCTTCTGCAGTAAGAGCATCACTAAATGCAGATGCCTATAGTAAATTTAAAGCAAGTTATCCTGGATATGATGAATCTATTGTAAAAAATATTTGGCAAATGTTAGGAGGAGCTCCAACATATGGTGATGTAATGGGTATGAAAGAATGGTTATTAAAAGAATTAGAAAATGACGCATCTGATTTAGAAGAACAAATGGGTGCTGGATATATGACTCATAAAGGATCTATTGCCCATGCTAAAAAAATTAAAAAACTAAAAAAATTCTTAGATAAATCAAACGATCGTGGGTTTGTATATGATTTTGATAAATATCCAAAAACAGTATTTGGTACTCCATATATAAACGAAGGCGGATTAGCTGGACATATGGCACATCCATTTGATAAAAATAAATCACAATCATTGACATTTGCAGATATGAAAGAAATGATTGCTCGTGGATTACAAGGAAGATTAGATATAGAAAATGCAGTAACAGAAAAAACAGATGGACAAAATATCTTTATGACTGTTAAAGACGGACAAGTTAAGTTTGCTAGAAATAAAACAGAAAGAACAAATCCATTATCAGTAAAAGAATTACAAGCAAAGTTTGCAGGAAGAGGTCCTATATCAGATGCATTTGGAGAAGCTGGAAATGACTTAGCATCTGCATTTTCAAAAATAAGTACAGAAAAATTAACTAGTATTTTTCAAAACGGAAAAGTATTTGCAAACATGGAAATTATATATCCAGCTACAAAAAATGTTATACCTTATGAAATAGCAGTACTTCAATTTCATAATTTAGTTGAATATGATGAAAATGGAAATGTTGTACAAACAGATATGTCTGGAGGAAATATTGTACAAAGAGCAATTCAAGATGCAAATGCACATATGCAAAATACATTTAATTTAATACCTCCTCAAAAAATTAAAGTAGGAGCCGTAGAAGATTTTCAAGATTATCAAGACGCATTGTTTAATGAATTAGATCAATTGCGTGATAAATTTAAACTCAAAGATACAGATTATTTGTCTGATTATCATAGAGCATGGTGGAAAAATGTTATACGAGAACAAGCAATTAAATTCAAGTATGATATATCAGAAGAATTATTAGATCAATTAGTTAATAGATGGTCATTTAATGATAAATCAAATACAATTGTTAAAATTAAAAAACAAATTGATAACGAAGAATTTTTAAATTGGGTAACTAATTTTGATAAGAAAGATTTCAAACAATATCAAAAACAAAATTTACAACCATTTGAATCTATATTTTTAAAACTAGGAGCAGAAATAATGAAAAATGCTTCTAATTTTTTAGCAGCTAATCCTGCAAAAGCAGTACAAGCTATTAGAAAAGATATAGCACAAGTTATACGTGATCTAAGATCTACAGGCGATATATCAAAAATGGCATTATTAAAAACACAATTAGATAGAATAAAACGATTAGGTGGATTTGAAAAAATTGTACCTGTTGAAGGTATAGTTTTTACATATGGAGGAAGCACATATAAATTAACTGGGGCGTTTGCTCCTATAAATCAGATATTAGGAACATTAAAGTATTCTAGATGATATTTATATAAAAATAATAACAGGACATATTATGGCTAAATATAAGCAACCAAAAAACGAAAAGCATAAAGCAAGAAAAGATTTAAAAGATTATACGGGAGAAGGCACAAATGATTGCCAATGGGATGCACATGGCGAAGTATTACCAGGCCCAAGAAAAGATGACAAATTTCCAAACAAAGATGCAAAGATATATAAACATGTTGCAAATCACAAAACAAGTGGAGATGGTCCAAATATGGTTGTTGATCTAAAAGATTCTGACAGAATATATCCTATTAAATCAATGCAAGACGGCGATCCTAAAATGAGAGACCATGCTAAAAAAACATTTGAAAAAAATATTGAAGATGATGCTAAAGAGTTTATTGAAACTCTAGCTAAAAGAGATGGCGGTTATACTTCACAAATTAAAAAATTAACTAAAGAACAAAAAGAAAAATTAGTTAGAGAAGTTGTTAGAAGAAAAGTTTTACAATTTTTATCAGAACAAGAAGATAAAGAAAAAGAAACTACAGACGCTACAGACGCTACAGGCGAACCAGCTGAAACACCTGCAGAACCAGAGGCTGCTCCTGCAACACCAGCAGATCCACCTACACCAACAACAACAGAACCAATAGCTCCTGCAACACCAGCCGAGCCAGAACCAGAAGCAGAACCAGAAGCAAAATCAGAGCCAGAACCAGAAGCAGAACCAGAAACAAAAGAAGACGATCCTGACGGAGACGGACAACCAGGAGATGCTAGAATATCAAATTTTGTAAAAGCACTTGAACAAAAACCAAATATTGTTCAACAAATGAAAACTATTATGTCTGTAATAAATAAAATAACATCAGACGATGATAAGAAAAGAAAAATTGGAAAATTAATGTTACTGAAACGAGCAATTGATAGAGCAGTTGCTCAAATAAACTAAATTTTATTATGTCAAAAAAGTTACAAAATATAAAAGCTGTCAAGCAAATGCTTGATGGTACCCATAAATTTCAAACAAAAAAATCAATTGGATTTACTGATGCTAAACAAAAAGCAAAACAGAATCAACGAAGAGAAGTAGGAGATATATGGGAAGAAAAAATTGGAAACACCATTTATACAATAGAACAAATGGATGGATTCCGTGTTAAAAAGCCAAAAAATTCAGTTTCTTCAGAAATTCGTGAATATTTAAATTCATATCCAAATTGTCGTAAAGAATGTTGTAAAACTTCTTTTAATCATTTAGATAAAAAAATGCAACGTATACATGGAATGTGTTATGATTGTGTTATAGAGATGGAGCACAAATTACGTATATCTGGAGAATATGAAGAATATGAAAAAAATAAAATTCGTGAAAATAAAAAAGCTTGGTTAAAACAAGCAGAACAAGATGTACAAGCTCTAAAACAAGCATTTACAGAATCTCATCAATATGTAACTAATGCAGATGGTGTATTAGAAACATGGGAGGCTCAAATGACAAAAGAAGAATTTAACGAAAAAGTTGAAAAAGAATTTGAAAAATTTAAAAAAGACTTTTTAAAAACAATAGAAAAGGAAAACAATGATTAAAAAATATTGGAAATTAATACTAGGAATTATAACAGGAATTTTTGGTATATTATTTATATTTGGTAAGAAATCAAATAATAAAAAAGCTGAAGAAGCAAAAAAGAAGATTGACAATAATAATAAAAATATAAATAAATTAGATGGTCAAATTGAAGAAGTAAAAAAACAAAAAGTAGTTGTTAAAAAGAAAGCTGCTACTACTAAAAAGAAAGTAGCACAATCAAAACAAGCAAAAAAACAACCAATGCCTAAAAAAGTAGTTAAATCAAAAGAAGAAGCAGTAAAGTCTGCAGCTGCAAATATTAGAAGAAGAACTAGGAAATGAAAAAATTTTTTATTATATTATTTATATGGCCAATGTTTATATTTGGACAAATGCCTGATACGTGTTTTACGAGTGAAGAAATAATAGATATTTCTGAAACATTAGATTCTTTATATTATTTAGATTCTGTTAATAATGAAATAATTTCACAACAAGAAACATTAATATCTGAATTAGAAACAATTGTACAATTAGACTCTATTCAATTATTATATACAAATAAAAAAGTAGAATTATTAAATGATAATATCAACTTATATATAAAGCGTGAAAAACATTTAAGACCCAAATGGTATGATAATAAAATTATCTGGTTTGGTTCTGGAATATTAACTACGCTGTTAACAGGAAAAATGATCGTTGAATCAGTTCAATGAGTAATACAAAAAATATAAAAGAAATTGTTAAAGAACAATATGTAAAGTGTGCAAATGATCCTGTATACTTTATGAAACAATTTTGTTATATTCAACATCCAATTCGTGGAAAAATAAAATTTAATTTATTTCCATTTCAAGAAGAATCATTAGCTACATTACAAAATAATCGTTATAATGTTATATTAAAATCAAGACAATTAGGTATATCAACGTTATCAGCTGGATATGCTTTATGGTCAATGTTATTCAATGAAGACTTCAACGTTTTAGTTATTGCAACTACACAAGATGTAGCTAAAAATTTGGTAAGCAAAGTTCAAATAATGAATGAAAATTTACCAAGTTGGTTGAAAATACAAATTGTAACTAATAATAAATTATCATTAAAATTTGCAAATGGATCAGAAATAAAAGCAATTTCAAGTGCGTCTACTGGAGCACGTTCAGAAGCATTATCATTATTAATAGTTGACGAAGCTGCATTTATTAGAAACATTGAAGAAATTTGGGTAGCATCTCAAGCAACATTATCTACTGGTGGAGGCGCAATTGTACTTTCAACACCAAATGGAATTGGTAACTGGTTTCATCAAACATGGGTCGACGCAGAAACTGGAGTTAATGGATTTGAAACTATAAAATTAAAATGGGACTTACATCCAGAACGTGATCAATCTTGGCGAGAAGAACAAACAAGATTATTAGGAGAAAGAGGAGCTGCTCAAGAGTGTGATTGTGATTTTATATCTTCAGGGCATACTGTTGTAGATGGATTAATATTACAAAGATATGAAGGAAAATGTGAAGAGCCAATTGAAAAACGTGGTTTTGATAATGGATATTGGATATGGGAATATCCAGATTATACAAAAGATTATATAGTAGTTGCTGACGTTGCTAGAGGTGATGGGGCAGATTGGTCTACATTTCATGTTATTGACGTAGAGACAATAAAACAAGTTGCAGAGTATAAAGGTAAATTACCTCCGAAAGATTTTGGTAATATGTTAGTAACTGTTGCAACAGAATGGAATAATGCGTTATTAGCTATTGAAAATGCAAATATTGGATGGGCAGCAGTACAACCAGCATTAGATAGAAATTATGAAAATTTATTTTATACATATAAAGATGATGGATATGTTGATTTAGAAGTACAACTATTAAAAGGATATGATATCAAAGACAAAACAAAAATGGTACCTGGAGTTTCAACTACATCAAGAACAAGACCATTAATGATATCAGCTTTAGAAATGTATATGCGAGAAGGAACTCCAATTATAAAATCAAAAAGATTAATACAAGAAATGTTTGTATTTGTTTGGCTAAATGGCAAAGCACAAGCTCAAATTGGATATAATGATGATTTAGTAATGGCTTATGCAATCGGATTATGGTTACGTGATACAAGTTTAAAACTTCGACAACATGGAATTGACTTAAATAAACGAGCATTATCAAAAGTACAAAAAACAGATACTACAATTTATACAGGTAACAATGACAGACCAAATGATGCATGGAAATGGAATAATGGTGCAAATGATGAAAATTTAACATGGCTTCTGTAGTTAGTTATATTTATAATAAATAAAAAGAAAAATATATGGCGTCTTTAAGAAAACGTTTACAAAATTTATTTTCTACTAATGTTGTAGTTAGAAAATTTGGAAAAGATCGACTTAAAATAGTTGATACCAATAGACTACAATCTACTGGTAATTTATCTCAAACAAGATTAGCAGATAGATATAGTAGATTACATGGATCTAGAAAGCATAGTCAAGGATCATATGGAGGATATGATTCAAATTATTATGCACAACAAAATCGTATGATGTTATATACAGATTACGAAATGATGGATAAAGATCCTATTATTTCTTCTGCATTAGATATATATTCTGATGAATCTACATTAGCTGATCAATTTGGAGAAATATTAACAATAAAAGCAAATAAAACTCAAATACAAAAAATATTACATAATTTATACTATGACATACTTAATATTGATTTTAATATGTGGCCATGGATTAGAAATTTATGTAAATATGGAGATTTTTATCTTAAATTAGATATCGCAGATGGATTAGGTATTTTGAATGCAAGACCATTTTCAGTTTATGAAATTGAACGTTTAGAAGAATTTGACGAAGAAAAAGGCGAATATGAAATAAAATTTAGACATTCTTTTTCTGAATTACAAGAATATGATGTTTTTGAAATAGCTCATTTTAGAATGATATCTGATTCTAATTTTTTACCATATGGTAGATCTATGTTAGAAGGTGCTAGACAAGAATTCCAAAAATTAATGATGCTGGAAGATGCAATGTTAATTCATAGAATAATGCGTGCTCCAGAAAAACGTATTTTTAAAATTGATATTGGTAATATACCACCTAATGAAGTTGATTCATTTATGGAACAAATTATCAATAAAATGAAAAAAATACCATATGTAGATAAACAAACTGGTAACTATAATTTAAAATTTAATTTAAATAACATGTTAGAAGATTATTATCTTCCTGTTAGAGGTGGTAATAGTCAAACAACTATTGATACATTACCTGGAATGACATTTACTGGTATTGATGATATTGAATATGTTAAAAACAAAATGATGGCAGCTTTAAAAATACCTAAACCATTTTTAGGATATGACGAAGGAGTTGAAGGAAAAACAACATTAGCTTCAATGGATATTAGATTTGCTAGAACAATAGAAAGAATACAAAAGATAGTTGTTTCAGAACTTGTTAAAATAGGTATTATACATTTATATTCACAAGGATATGAAGGAGAAGATTTAATAGGATTTGAATTAGAATTAACAGCTCCATCAATTATATATGATCAACAAAAAGTTGCATTAATGAATGAAAAAATTCAATTAGCAACCGCAATGAAAGATTCAAAATTAGTTTCAGATAAATACATATATGAATACATATTTAATATGTCTGAAGATCAATGGCTCGAAGAAAGAAATAATGTCGTTGAGGATCTTAAATTAAGATTTAGACAAAATCAAATTGAGCAAGAAGGAAATGATCCAACGTTAACCGGAGTATCATATGGTACCCCACATGATTTAGCTTCAATACATATGAGTCATGATGACGTAATGGATAAAGATACTGGAGGTAGACCACCTGAAGGAATAAAATATGGTCAACATCGAAATGAATTTGGATGGGATCCGACTGGTGCAAAAACTATGAAAGGAGTTATGAATGGTCCTGATACAACATTCCAACCAGATACAAGAATTAAAGGTAAAACAACAAAAGCAACTGCGATGGAAAATGCCAATATAATTAAAAAGATGTCGACAAAAAAACCAAAAATATTGAAAGAAGATGATACAAATACAAATATATCTTCTTCATTATTAGATGAAAACAATATTTTATAAATTTAGACATATTTATATGAAAAGGACTATGTATTGAAAAAATGAAAAATTTAAAACATTCTAAATATAAGAATACAGCAATACTTTTTGAGATATTAGTTAGAAAATTAACTTCTGAATCATTAACCTCTGATAAATCAGTAACAATAAATATTATTAAAAAATATTTTGGCAAAAATACTGAGTTATCTAAAGAATTGCAATTATATAATTCTTTAATAAAAGAGCAAATAGATTCAGAAGCAAAAGCATTAGAATTTGTACGTACATGTAAAACTGCACATACACAATTAAATAAATCTGTATTAAAAAGACAACGATATAATTTAGTAAAAGAAATTTCAGAAAATTTTGATTTTAATAAAATATCAAAAATACGAATAAATAATTATAAAACATTAGCTTCTGTATATAAAATATTTGAATACGCTGAAGCTGATAATCCAAAACAATTATTTGAGTGTAAAAATGAAATTGTTAGTCATATGTTAATAAAAGAAGTTAGTGAAAAACCAAATGTAGACAAACTAATGGATGTATATAAAAATCAATCTACTGATACAAGATTATTGGCATATAAATTAATGATTGATAAATTTAATAAAAAATATTCTGGTTTAAATGAAAATCAAAAAAACTTATTAAACAAATATATTACACACGTAAATGATACAGAAAGATTAAAACAATATTTTGGTAAAGTTATTCCTTCAATTAAAAAACAATTGAAAGAGCAAGTAACAAAAACAACTGATAAAGCTACAAAAATAAAAGTAGATAATTTATCAAAAATGTTATGTAATATTGAGACTATTAAATTGGTTAAAGAATCTCATGTTTTAACTTTATTAAGATATTATGATTTAATTACAGAATTAAAAAAGGCAAATACATGAAATCATTTTTAAAAGAAATAGAATCAAAGTTCAAAGAAATACAAGAACAAGATAAAGACGGCGACGGCGACAAAGATTTTGCAGATGTAATGATGTCTAGAATGAAAGCATCTGGTATGTCAGACGACGAAGCAAAAGAAAAAAGTAAAAAATATAATGAGGAAGCTAAGCCTGACTTTTTAGATTTAGATGATGATGGTGATAAAGAAGAGCCAATGAAACAAGCTGCTAAACAAGCTAACGAAGATTTTAAAACATCTGATCCAGCAATTGCAGCTAAATTAAAAAAAGCACATCCAGATATTGATGTTGAATTAATAGCAGATGATTTAGAAGAAATGAGTACTACTGCTGGAGTACCTGGATATCAAACGCCATTTGCCTTTTCAACAAAAGCACAAGCTAAAAAGAAAAAGAAAATGAAATATGAATCAGTACAAAAAGCGTTAGACAAAAAATATGCAGAACTTATTGAATCATATTCCAAATTTGCAACGGGTAATCCAAAATCTACTCCTTCTCAAACAGTTAATGGTACTATAAAAGAAGTAGCAAAAAAATTACAAGAGATAGAACAATTAGTTAGATATACATCTAGATTAAAAACAGAATCAGGAATAGCTGGATCAACGTATGGTAAATCTACTAAAACCGCATTACATAAAATATCTGAAAGATTATTAAAAATTTCAGAAAGAGTACGAAGTTTAGGAGAATAATATGAGTAAGGCTTTATTAGTAGAATATATGCCATTTAAGCCAATTGGTACTGTAAACGAACAAATGGCAAAAGAATTTGGTATTCCTGGCGGATTAATTGTCCAAGGAGTATTACAAAGAGCAGGAGCAAAAAATCAAAACGGTAGAGTATATCCTAAACATATATTAGATCGTGAAGCTAAAAAATACCAAAAAGATTATATAGATCAAAATAGAGCATTAGGTGAACTTGATCATCCAGAATCATCTGTTGTTAATTTAAATAATGTTTCACATAACGTTTTAAAAATGTGGTGGGACGGAGATGATTTATGCGGAGCTGTACAAGTATTAGATACCCCAGCTGGTAAAATATTGAAATCATTATTTGGTGCAGGTATAACATTGGGTATATCTAGTAGAGGTCTAGGTAGCGTAAAAGAATTATATAAAGAATCAGCTGTAGAAGTACAAGAAGATTTTGAATTAATATGTTTTGATTTTGTTTCAAATCCATCTACCCATGGAGCATTTTTAAGACCAACAAAAATGAATGAATCTGTAAATAAAATTAAAACAAATAAATATATTAAAGTAAATGAAATAATAACATCGATATTATGCGATGATGGAAAATGTAGGATTTAATTATGAATATACACGAATTATTAGAAGCACTTGAAAGAGAGCCAGTACAACTTACTAAAGAACAAAAACGTGATTTTGTCGAAGCTGTTAAAGGATATTCACAATTAGGAGAGTCTGTATATGGTAAAGGTAATTTACAAGAATTATGTGAACGTGTAAAATATATGGTAGAAATGGCACAAGAAGTAACATTAGCAGAAGGAGATTGGTTTGACGGAATAACTGTTAATAGACATATGAAAGGCCTAAACGAATCATATAAAGTTTTTGAAAAAACAGCACAAGAAATATCTAGATTACAAGAAAGACTTTCAGCTGCATATGAAGATATTGGACAAGGATTAAGTAAGTATTTTGAAATAAAATAACTTTGAAATTAGAAAAAAAATTATTATAATAAAGGAAATAGATGTCAAATTTTGATGATATATATCATGATTTTTTTGGAATGAAGTTAAAATTAAATGAAGCTGATTTATTAAATAAATTAACTGATTACAGAGGAGGATTTTTATATAAGCTAGTTGATCCAGCAACTGCTGGTAATGTTAAAGCTGATATACAAGCATTTTTAAATAAAAAAGAAATGCATGTTATTAAAACAAAATTTGATGATGCAGCTGGTAAAGGATTCTTCTATGTTAGATTAGGAGAAGACCCTGCTAAAGAATCACAAAGAATTCAAGGATTTGTAAGTCAATTACCAGAAGTAGAAAAATTTGTCTTTACGCTAAAGCCAATACAAAAACAAGTTACACCAAATAATATACCAAATGAGCAAGAAAATCAAACAACACCAAAGTATAATCCCAGGGCATAGTTCAGGAGCTAAAGTAGTTAATCGTGATATAAACTTTGCATTGCGAACCTGGAAAAGAAAAGTTAAATCTTCAAATATCTTAAATACATTAAAAGATAAAAAAGAATATATAAAACCAAGTTTTTTAAAACGTCAACAATTAATATCTGCTAGTTATAAGCAAAAATTAAGATCATTAGACGATAAAAATTAAAGTATAAGGGCCTAACCATAAAAAGTTAGGCCTTTTTTACTGATTTTTTGTACTGCTCTATATTTATTGTAAATACGTTATCGATCTATATAACGTCATAAAACAAAATTAATCTTATTAAGATTCTCAATAATCTTATTTCCAAAACAAATTTAAGGAGAAAAACTATGGCAAAATCTGATTTGCTAAAAGAAGCAATTGCGGATGCTAAAGCTGTAAAAGAAACTGCATTAGCCAACGCTAAGATTGCATTAGAAGAAGCGTTTGCTCCTAGAATTCAAAGTATGCTTACTGCAAAATTATCAGAAGAATTGGATGAAGACGAATTACCTGAAGCCGAAATGGAAATGGGTATGATGGACGATGAAGCTCCAGTTGAAAAAGATCCAATGAATATGATGGGCGATGAAGCTCCAGTTGCAAAAGATCCAATGGATATGATGGGCGGTGACGCTCCAGTCGATCCAGTACCGGCTCCAGCACCTGAAGCTCCTGTTGAAGAAGCTCCAATTGAAGATGGTATGATGTATGCTGCAGATGAAAATCCTGCAGATGAAGAACCAGCTCCAACTGATATGTCAGAAGAAGACTTAGAATTAGAAGCAATTATACGTGAACTTGAAGAAGATCTAAATGAAGAAGATCTTTACGAAGAAGAATTAACAGAAGATGAAACAATCGATGAAATGCATTGTGGCAAAGGTGGAGAACACGAAGAGCCTAAAGATGATAAAAAAGATGACAAAGAAATGGATGAATCTTTTAATATCGATGAAATTATCGAAGAAATTCTTTCTGAAGATGATAATGAAATAAATGAAGACGAAGTAGTAGCAGAAGGCGAACATGAGAAAGAAGAGAAAGAATCCAAAGAAAAAATGGATGAATTATCTGAAGAACTCA